GTATTTGAACTTAACCTTGGCGTCGAATACGGCCAGTTTAACCGCAGCGTTGGCCACTTCTTCGTCTAACGCGAACGCGGGATTAGCCACGGTAACGGCGCAGATATCCAGTTTGACATACGCGGCCCCCACGGTGGCTACTGCTTCTACGGTTGGGTGGGATTTGTACCCGCTCCTCATTGGTTCAGGAACTTGGGTTCCCCTAAGTAACTTTGTTTACACAAATAGCCTGTCCGAAACTGTTTATCTGAGCGTGACAATGCGGGGGGTTTGGACGGGCGCGGTGGCGTCTGCGGCGACCGACGACGTTACGGTGTCCGCGTGGTTGGCGATGAAAGACAATGTTAGCGGGGTTTCCTATGACGGGACGACACCCAGTTTTAGCGCAAATTCTACGCTCTTGAACGTTACGGTTCCCTTTTCTTTATCAGGAATTATCTCCGTGGCGCCGGGGGAGACGAAGACGGTTAATCTGAGCTATGCTCTCGCCGGGGGAACCTCTGGTTCTGTTTCGCTGTTACAGGATAGCCGTTGGTTATCTTGGTTCAGGATTAAGTAATGGCCGGAAGAACGCAAAAGATTCCGTTGATTCAAAAGCCCTATCCGGCGTTGGATAAGATCATCCCGCAGGATGGTTCCGCGTCACTGATAGACGGATGGATGGACGAGAAAGGCGCGTTACGAAGACGCCCCGGCCTGTTCAAGTGGGCAACGCTCTTAACCGGAGAAGACGACGTGGCCATTCCCGGTCAAGGCTTCTACTCCTGGGACGCCAAGAATATCATCATTGCGGTTGCCGGTGGCCGGGTGTTCGCCAATTCGTCTGGTGATCCTTCACAGTTTGTGGAAATAACCACAACCATGACTAAGTTGCACCCCACCAACCCGGTTTCCTTTGCGTCTTCCCCTAACTGGCTGATGATGGCGAATGGACGTTCCGACCAAGGGGTTCTTGAGTGGAACGGAAACATGACCAGTAAAGCGCAGTTCAGCCCCACGTCGCCCCGCAACGTCATTAAACTCGGCTATCTTGATACTTATTTTCTCGCTCTCCCGTCAAATTCCAATTCGTGTTACTACACGAATGCGGCGAATGCCGACGCCCTCGTCACTGATTCCTTTACGTGGTCAGCGGTTCCCTTTTCCGCCGATGGAACTCCGGGCAATATCCGTTCGCTCGGAGTCGGCTGGCGGGAAATCTGGCTGATTAAGGAACTTTCCACGGAGATTTGGTATAACGCTGGAAATGCCGCGCCACAACCTCCGTTTTC